CGAAATGCACGAACACGCTGAAATGGAAGGTGAAGACCTTCAAGAAGTTGATCTTAAAAAACTTTATGATGGTGTAGTTGGTGCTGGTAGTGCTGCTGCAGGTGCTGCTAGTCGTGCTGCTAGTGGTACCAAACCTAGCAAACCTGCTTCTTCTGCTCCTGCTCGTGATAAGGATATGCAGCCTGCTTCTTCTGCTCCAGTCAGGAAAGAGGAAGTTGAGTCAGTTAATGAGGCTGGTGGACCAGCACTTCCTGGTGAACCAGGTAGACCTGGAACTCCTAAGGCTCCAGGTGGTCGTCCACATCTCCCTGGTGAGAAACCAACTCCTAAACCAAAAGGCAATCCTGGTCTGAGACTGGCTGGTGTAGACCTTTTTGATATCGTCAAAGGTTATTTGATTGATGAAGGTCTCTCTGAGGAAGACGCTCTGAAGAAAATGCTTGAGATGACTGAAGAGGAGAAAGCTGAAATCGTAGAGGGTGCTCCTTATGTTGTGACCAATGCTGATAAGAGGGGAAACACTCCTGCTTATCAGGGTCTGATGAAAGGTGCAAAGAACAAACTCACTGGCAAACCTCTGTATGTGGCAGCGCCTCACCTGAAAGGAGTCTGAGGACACTTTCCAAACTGTCCACGGGGAGGTCGCAAGACCTCCCTTTTTTCGTATAATAACTTCAGTTCAAACAAACACCCCAATGGGTCTTTCCAAAGCAAGCATCATCGACTGTCTCCGTGAATCGTATGGTGAGACCGTTACATCTGCAGAGATCAAAGCTTTCTGTCAGATGAATGACTTCAACTATCAGACCATCACCAACAAACTGACTGACTTCAAAGTTGGTCGTGGTAAGTGGAATCTGGAAGTAACGAAAGAGACTGTACAAGAACTCGAAGTAACCTATAGTGCTCCCGCAGCAATGCCTGCTGTCGAACAAAACCTTATCCCACAGAAAGATGATTCCTTCGTCAAGTTTGGCAATTTTGGTGATATTAAAAAAATTATTCAGTCCCGTCTATTCTACCCTACGTTTATCACGGGTCTCTCGGGCAATGGTAAAACGTTTTCTGTCGAACAAGCGTGTGCCCAACTCGGACGAGAACTCATCCGTGTAAACATTACTATCGAAACTGATGAAGATGATCTTATCGGCGGTTTCCGTCTTGTTGATGGCAGCACCGTCTGGCACAATGGCCCAGTCGTGGAGGCACTCGAACGAGGTGCTATCCTGCTCCTTGACGAGATCGACCTTGCCTCTAATAAAATTCTCTGTCTCCAGTCAATTCTTGAAGGGAAAGGAGTATTCCTTAAAAAAATCGGAAAACGGGTTGACCCTGCAGTTGGATTCAACGTCATCGCCACAGCCAACACTAAAGGTAAGGGTAGCGACGACGGACGATTCATTGGAACTAACGTGCTCAACGAAGCATTTCTAGAACGTTTCCCTGTCACCTTTGAACAGGATTATCCTACGACTGCAACCGAACGTAAGATCCTTTTGCGTGTCGCTGCTTCCGTTGGTAAACACGATGAGGCTTTTGTCAAACACCTCTGTGACTGGGCTGACATCATCCGCAAGACCTTCTTCGATGGTGGTATCGAAGATCTGATCTCCACTCGCCGTCTGGTTCACATCGTTCGTGCCTACGGTATCTTCGATGACAAACACAAAGCCATCGATGTTTGTATCAATCGATTCGATGATGAAACCAAACAGGCCTTTGTTGAACTCTATGACAAGGTTGATGGAGACTTTGACTACACTGCCTCTGGTGAACGAATTGACATGGAGGAGGTTGCCTGATATAATGACAAATGCTTGGAGTTTGCTTTATGATGAAATGACTGATCCAAACCGTTTTAAGTACAGTGAGGATCGCATCCTCAAAGAATTAACCGATTATATTTCTGCAACATACAACCAGCATTACTCTGCTGGTGACGATAAAATTCAGACTCTTGATCTGATTGATGCATGTGGTGATGGTGAGGCTTTCTGTCGATCCAACATCCTCAAGTATGCCTCTCGCTATGATAAGAAGGGTACTGCTCGACGTGATATCATGAAGATCCTGCACTATGCTGTTCTTCTGATGCATTTCAATGACAAGAATGCACAACGTGAAACCTACAACCAATGATGAAACTCCGCGAACCAATGAAACTTTCTGACAAGACCCTGACTCTCCTCAAGAACTTTTCCTCCATCAATCAGTCCATTCTGTTCAAGAAGGGTAACTCTCTTCGCACCATCAGTGTGATGAAGAATATTCTTGCAGAAGCTTCGATTGATGAAGATATCCCGAAGGACTTTGGTATCTACGATCTGAACCAGTTCCTCAATGGTATGGGTCTGCACCAACATCCTGAACTGGATTTCGGCAATGATGGTTACACTGTCATTCGTGAAGGTAAGATGCGATCGAAGTATTTCTTCGCCGATCCGAATGTGATTGTCACTCCCCCTGAGAAAGAGATCTCTCTTCCGACTGAAGATGTTTGTTTCGAACTCTCCACTCAACAACTGGACAAACTTCTGAAAGCTGCAGCAGTGTATCAACTGCCTGATCTGTCTGCTGTTGGTGAAGCTGGAGTGGTCAAACTGGTTGTTCGCGATAAGAAGAACGACAGTTCCAATGACTTCGCTATCGTGGTTGGAGAAACAGATGAGGAGTTCGTATTCAACTTCAAGGTTGAGAACATCAAGGTTCTTCCTGGTTCCTACAACGTGGTTGTGTCACAAAAACTTCTGTCCCGTTTCACTCACCAGGATCTGGATCTCAAGTATTATATCGCTATGGAACCTGATTCTACTTTCGGATGATGAGACACATACTCTTCACTTTGAAGGGTTGTCCTTATGGACTTCTGGATGATGAGTCGCACATTCGTAATGTTCTTGCGAACGCTGCGACTTTATCTGAAAGTACGTTACTAGACATATCGTCGCATAAGTTCAAACCACATGGTGTGACAGCCGTTGCCCTTCTTGCCGAATCGCACATTTCGATTCATACTTGGCCTGAAAACGGTATGGCGGTCTGTGACGTTTTCACCTGTGGTCAACACACCAATCCTAGATCTGGTGCGACGTACATGTACGAAGCCATGGGTGCGACAGACCTTGTATCTGAAATTTTTACGAGACCTTTAGAATGAACATCTTTGTCACTGACCCCGATCCTTTGAAGTCTGCTAGAGTTCTTCCTGACAAACACATTGTCAAGATGCCACTAGAGACTTGTCAGATGCTTGCTATTGTATGCTCTGATAAATGGGGTCATGGTTTCGGCACTCTTCCCAAGGCAGATGGTACTCCCTATGCCACTGAGAAGGGTGCTTTTCGTAATCACCCATGCACCATATGGGCAAACTCTTTTGTGAACAACTGGAGGTGGTTACTTGCTCATGGACTCGCTCTGTGCAATGAATACTCACTGAGGTATGGTAAACCACATACCTGTTTCAATACTCTGATGGCTGCAAATGAAATTCTTCCATGTGCAGACCCACAAGGTCGCAGTGGTAAAGGACCGACTCCTTTTGTATTTGCAGGGCCTGATGAATTCAAGTATGATGACACCGTTGACATCTATACGAAGTACAAGATGTACATTGCATCTAAACCATGGGTGAAAGACAACTATCTTCGTATGCCTGACCGTAAACCTGACTGGATTTGATTATGAGTGATTTTATTTGGGTTGAGAAATATCGTCCCAAAACTATTGAAGAGTGTATCCTTCCTGACACAACTAAAAAAACGTTTCAATCCTTCCTAGATAAAGGAGAGATTCCAAACATGTTGTTGTCTGGACCTCCTGGTATTGGTAAGACAACAGTTGCAAAGGCTCTCTGCCATCAACTTGGGGTAGATTATTATGTCATCAATGGATCCGATGAAGGACGCTTCCTTGATACGGTCAGAAATAATGCAAAAAATTTCGCTTCGACCGTATCACTTTCGTCAACTGCTAAACACAAAGTCATCATCATCGATGAGGCTGATAACACAACAAACGACGTACAACTCCTACTTAGGGCGTCTATTGAGGAGTTTTATGGCAACTGCAGATTCATCTTCACCTGCAACTACAAAAACAAAATCATCGAACCACTTCATTCCCGTTGCACAGTGGTTGAGTTCGGAATTGGAGGAAAACAAAAACCTGCAATCGCAGCCCAGTTCTTCAAACGACTCCAAGACATCCTCGACGCCGAAGGAGTTGAGTACGACAACAAAGTCCTTGTCGAACTCATCAACAAACACTTCCCAGACTGGCGACGTGTCCTCAATGAGTGCCAACGATACGCTGTGGGTGGTAAAATTGATACGGGGATTCTTACGACTTTCAAAGAGGTCGCAGTAAATGAGCTCGTCAAAAACCTCAAAGAGAAAAACTTTTCGGAAGTACGTAAATGGTGTGTCAATAGCCTGGACAATGATCCTGGTGTTCTTCTGCGCCATGTTTACGATAATCTTTATCCATCCTTGGACGGTCCTTCCATTGCTGCTGCTGTTCTTATTGTTGCTAAATATCAATACCAATCGGCATTCGTAGCTGACCAGGAGAT